TAGTCTTATAATTAAATTGTCCGGTACATCTTCAGGTGCTGGCAGGTATTGCCGCTCTTGTGTTGGCAGCCAGTGCTTCGTGTCCGGTGTCAACTTACATACTTCAATAATTTTTTGCATATGCTCATGAGACTGAAGGTCTCCAGCGTCGTGCCATCTAAACCATTTTTGACGTTTAATTTGTGCAGCCATTGCTGTCACCCATAACGGATGGTTGATAGCGTCCAGTCTTCGATACTGGGCCTCCTTGATTGCTGGGTAACGTGTGTAATTATTTTTTAATGCATAACAGCCATAACATGGTGAAGTCTTAACCTTCCTAAGCTTCGAACCAGTTTGGCATGCCCATGCTGGCAGGCTGTAGCTCAGACCAGGCATTTTACTTGTACGGGTTAATGAGTCTGTAATTTTTTTTGCTTCTGTTATTTTCATATTTTCCTCCTGAATCTATTTTTAACACGTTTTCCGGGTGTGTAACATTGTACAAAATGTCGCGGCTTGTTGCTTGATGCTTGTTGACTACTAGTCAATTGTACATTTTGTCCTGCGTCAATTTGTCGCAGCTTGTGCCCTGATGCTTGACGCTTTATACTTTTAAAAAAATCTTCACAGCTGGCCAGGTAACTGGCCGGCAGTGCGCCATGGTCCTCAGTGAACCATGGCAGCAAATTATTATTTTTTATCTTCATCCGCGAACCTTTTTTCCATCTTCTCCTGGTCCAGCTTCACCAGTCTCAGGATCTCTTCTATAGCTGTCGCTATTCTAATTAGCGGGTTTACTGATCTTTCATTTATTTCATTGTTTTCCATAATTATACCTTTCAACCGTATCCTATACTATCCTGACTCAGGCGTCAATGTATATAATGTCGCAGCTTGACGCTTGTTGCTTGCTGCTTGACGCTTGCTACTTTTTTAATTTTTTTTAGAATCATTCTAAACTGACCAGTGTAGAGCAAATTAATAACCGGTGTTTCTCTACACTGATCCCAGATCCATTGACAGTGACACCAATTCTAGTTGCCAATGGATCAGGGATCAGTGGGCTATACTCGGGATCAAACCTTTCTAGCCATAGTCCCGTAAGTTTATAGTTTTTTTTCAGCGATAAACTTACAAATGAGGCTGAAACTGAATACTATCAGATTTAATCTAAATCTAAATTCTCCAAATCGTCGCAGTACCAATAAAGTGGAAATGTGCCATAATAGTTATAACTATCATTTTCATCATCTATTAATGATGGCGACTCCCAAATATCTTTTTGGCTTTCATATTTATCTAAATTAAACATAAACCAATTATAGCATAAACAAAAATTAGAATACATTGTCCTTATTGTCGCACCCTGAAGCTTGACGCTTAACACAAAAACCTGTCAACATGACAGATTGTCGCGCGACAAAATGTCGCAGGCTCCATGCGTCAATGTGTCATATTTATGTTTCACGTGAAACATGGTATAATGCTTTTATTAATAACTAAAAAGGAGAAATAAAAATGAATAAAAAAACTTACACAATTATACATTCAGATGATTTATTAGAACTGAATAAAATTGCAAAAAAGAAAAATAAAAATCAATATATCCCAGAAGATATTTTGAAACAATTAAAAGGTAAGATTGTAATAGTATCACACCAATTTCCTCATAATGATGTTGAACAAAGATTGGTTTTATTTGCAGGAGAAAAATTTCCTACTTTACTATTAGATGTTGATTTTAAAAACATGAATAAATTAACACCATTAGAAATACATTAACTGCGACACTTTGCACAATGGCGAGTAAATCGCCATTGTGTTATTATACAATTTAATCAACTAAAGGAGTAAAATGCCAGAAAAACGACAAACACTAAATAGTGAAAAACGAAAAGTTATTGCTGATGTGTTTCAACAACACTTTGAAAATAATTCAAAGTATCAAACACAACATACTGACGCAATTAAAACCTATGATGATATGCGTTCTATTGCTAAAACAAAAATAGAACAACTTGTAAGGTTTCATCAACCTCAAGAAGATGTTGATACAGTTCGTTCTATGATGAATAAATATGGAGAGAGAAATGGTGGAGAGTTATACCATGATAATTGTTTCCATGTTCAAAATGAAACACCTCGTATGGACACCGACTATAATGGAAATCCAAAAGAAGTTTTAGATGATGTTCATATTAAATTTAAAGCTGATAAGGAATTTTTAATTTCTTATTATAGAGATGAGTTAAAATCAAAAGGTCTTGACCCAGATTTTAAGGTTAGACTTAATGATAATTATGAAAAAAGAAGTCCAAGTTATTATACTGCTGAAAGTAATATTGATAAATATTTAGGATATAATAACACTAATAATGATGTAAGTGGAAATCAAGGTATCAAGCATAGACAAGCATGGAAAGATGATTTTAAACTTTGGGTTATTGGTAGTTCTTATTGTCATAATCGTATGTTTCAAACTGATACTGAAAACTATGAGTGGTTTAAATCATTTGAAGTTGCAAAAGAAAATGTCATCATGGCACACAAAAAACTATTTGACCATGTAAATGGTAAAATGGATAAATTAAAACTAGGCTTGAAATCTTATAGATATTTTGACCAAGCAAAAGATTTAGCTGACAAATTAAAAGTAGCATTGAATGAAAGTGTATTAGACGCACACTCAACAATGGCACTTTCAATTTATAGTCCGACTAATCTAGCCGACCTTTTAACTGATGATGTTGAGCAAACTAGAGATGAGAAAATTGCAATCGCAAAAAAATTATTAGCTGAACAACAAGCTATAAATTAAACTGCGACAATCTGCACAATGGCGACAACCTCGCCATTGTGTTATAATACGACCATAACAAACAATAGGAGAAAGTAATGAAAGACAATCAAATAATACGAGTAGGTTGGTTTATGAAAAAATATCAAAAGTTTGATATTAGAGTTGGTAAGTTTGATAAAGAATCAAAAGAGTTTATTTCTAAGAATGGACAAAGATGTATTACATTTTTTGATTTATATAGAAATAGATACACAACTGCAGTTAATTATTTTTTAAGTGAGGTTAAATAATGGCTGAGATGAATGAACTACACTTTGAAACAATAGACAGAAATAAAGATATCAATATGCAACGCAACAAGATTAAATTCTTAGAAGATAGAATTGCAACACTTGAAAAAACTTTGGAAAGCCATGCTAAAATTTTGGCTAGATTTCAAATGACCGAGGGGGATAAATCATGAGTGAGTTTAATTGGTGTCATGGTCCAAAGTGTCACACCCACCATACACAAGATAGAATAAGAGGTGTCAAGGGTTCAAAGGTTTTAAGAACTAAAAAAGTTGCACAGAATAGTTGGAATGAGAATAATATGTATTCTCATTTTTGTAGTCAAGGTTGTTGGAATGACTTTGCTCAAGCAAATTGGAATGAGTTTATAAACTTACACCCAAGAAATGAGCCACTTGAAACTCCGATTGATGTAGTCAAGGAACAGACTACAGATTGGAGAGGTCAACCATATATACAAACTAAAATAATACCCTGCGACAATATTGACAATGGCGCCTAACGGCGCCATGTGTTATAATGCAAACATATTAACTAAAAAGGAGAAATAAAAATGACTACAGACAACACATTAGAAAGATTAGTAATTCAAGCAAAAAGATTAGCCCTTGTTGAACTAATGAATAAAGTTCAAGATGAGATCAATGAGTTAACAGAAAAAGAAGATTTATTGTTAACTAAAAATGAGGACAATATCCCATTTTAACTGCGACAATATTGACAATGGCGCCTAACGGCGCCATGTGATATTATACTTTTATTAACAATAAAGGAGAAATATGACAGAACAAAAAACACACAAAAGATCAAATAGATTTACAGGCGAATCTGTAATGCTAACTAGAGAAGAAGCTACTAAACATGACGCTATATTTTATTATGAATATAGCGCAACCCTAGAAGATAAAAAATTAGGTTGGGGTGGTTCTAAACTTTGGGACAAAGTCAGAGAAAATATTAATTGGTTTAGAAAAAATAATGCAGAAGCTTACATGGTGTTATTAGACTAACTGCGACAATATTGACAATGGCGCCTAACGGCGCCATGTGTTATTATTCCACATTAACTAAAAAGGAGAAATATGAAAAAAGATAATTCAAACCCAAAAGATGAATTCACACACTGCAGATGTTGTGGCGAATACATCAAAGGCGATAGCAGATCATCAAGCGATAAAAGATATTGTAATGATTGTGCTTAGATAACAGAACACATCTCCAATGTGGTTATATGTCACATGCGGCAAAGTGTCGCATGCGACAAAATGTCGCAGGCGCCTGCGGCGCCGGAACTGTAACGTCGGCCTTCGGCCTCCGGCTCACTCGCTTCGCTCGCTCTCATTTTTGATAGAGGTACCAAGCCTGTTTATATATTTGAACTTTCTTGCTTATTAAGTTATACCCCTACTTAAAAAGGGATCCTAATAGTTTGATAATATATAAGCTTTTAGATATTTATAGCTAGAAATTACTTTTAGGTTCTAAAAACACATATGAAAAAATTTTTTAGAAAATTTTTTGGAATGCATTTATGGATATAGATAAGTTAAAAAAGTTTGAGAAATTACCACCTGATGTAAAAAGACAATTAGCTATTTATATGGCTAAATGGAAAGATAAGAAAAAAGAATCTGAAATTAAAAATGACTTCATGGCTTTTGTTAAGCACGTATGGCCAGATTTTATTGAAGGATCACATCACAAACAAGTAGCTAAAAAATTTAATGACATTGCTACAGGTAAAACTAAACGTGTTATAATTAATATGGCACCTAGACATACTAAGTCTGAGTTTGCATCTTATTTGTTACCCGCCTGGATGGTA